TGGGGTTACCAGATACGAATGAACGTTATGTTCGTCTGTACTACGATGTTGGGGGTTCAAGCCCAACAATGACTGTAAGTGCATCAGTTGTTAAGGATGCTCAACAGTGGAGTTCATATCCTAATGCATAAGTAGTGGATATGATTTAATTCTGAGGGTAGGTAGGTTTTTTTCCTTTGTCCTGCCTCCCCTTGGATTTATTAAAAGGAGTTTAAATGGCTAGTGAAGTCGATATTTGTAATTTGGCACTTTCGCATATCGGCGCTAGTGCAACTATTTCTTCATTGACGGAACAGTCAGAAGAAGCCTTTCACTGTAACATATTATATGCTGACGCTAGGGACGCATTACTGAGAGCTTATCCTTGGGGATTTGCTACTCGTCACCTGGCACTTTCTGATGTCGGCGACCCACCCGGTAACTGGTCTTATAGGTACAGTTATCCGAATGATTGTCTTTTAGCAAGGGAGATACTACAGACAACGTCCGGTGGCGACCCAATTGATTTTGAGATAGCTTTGGGGGATGCCTACAACGCAAGGGTCATTCTCACCGATCAGGAATCAGCAACCTTAATCTATACCTACAAGACCACCAACACACTGGTGTTCGACTCCTTGTTTGTAGTTGCTTTGGCTTGGCGATTGGCTAGTGAGATAGCTATGCCTCTGACCAGAGATGCGAAACGAATGCAAAACGCCTATCTGATGTATCAGACAACAATTAGTGAGGCCAAAACATTTAACGCTATTGAGTCTCAACTAGATTTGAATCAAGAGGCTAGTTGGATACTAGGGCGTAGTTAATGCCTATCTATACGATTCAACCATCCTTCTCTGGCGGAGAACTGGCACCATCGCTCCACGCTAGAGTTGATCTCGCCAAATACAATGTCGGTTTAAAGACCTGTAGAAACTTCGTTGTCCAGCCACATGGTGGAGTGACTAATAGAGCTGGAACGAAATACATCTGCGAGACCGAGGACTCGAGCAAGACTACTAGACTTATACCTTTTGAATTTAATACTGAACAGACCTATGTATTGGAGTTCGGTGACCTCAAGATGAGGGTGATTAAAGATGGAGGACAAGTAGAATCAGGTGGTTCACCGGTAGAGATCACAACCCCCTACGCACATACTGAGCTGGCAGAACTTAACTTCACTCAGAGTGCGGATGTGATGACTATCTGCCATCCTTCATACCCTCCGAAGGAACTTAAAAGAACCTCTCATACAGCCTGGACTTTGACCTCCATCTCCTTTGGTACTACGATGAGCGCTCCTGGAAGTGTTGCCTCTACAGCACAGAACTATGACTCTGGAGAGCCAGATACCTCTTATTCCTATGTCGTAACCGCTGTTGCGACCGACACCGGGGCAGAGAGTGTGGCTTCCAGCGCTACCTCGATAACCAATAATAATCTCTCGTCCACGGTAACCAATACGATTACCTGGGCTTCAGTGGCAGCCGCGAATTCTTACAATGTCTACAAAACCGCTGGTGGTGTCTATGGTTTTATCGGTCGTGCCACCTCTACCACATTCAAGGATGACAATATCGAACCTGATGCATCAGATACTCCTGGTACCGCCAGGACGATATTCAATACTACCGATGAATACCCGGCAACGGTAACCTACTACCAACAAAGGTTGGTGTTCGGACAGACTAACAATGAGCCACAGGTAGTCAATATGAGTCAGACCGGCAACTATCACAACTTTAATGTCTCGGAACCTCTAAGGGATGATGACGCGGTAACCTTTACCATCGCCTCTTCACAGGTAAACGAGGTCAGACACCTAGTGCCACTATCCGATATGATTGTTTTAACTTCCGGTGGTGAGTGGTTGATGACCGCTAATGATGGAGTGATTACCCCTTCTTCTATTCAACTCAAACCACAAGGTTATCGTGGTAGTGCCGATGCACCGCCACTGGTTATCGGTAATACGATTCTCTATATTCAGTCGAAAGGCTCGATTATCCGTGATCTTTCCTACGCGCTGGAATCAGAATCTTATACTGGTAACGATCTGACGGTACTCTCAAATCATCTGTTTGCCGGTAAGACGGTGGTTGAATGGTCATTCTCCCAGGCTCCGCATTCACTGGTCTGGGTGGTACTTAGCGATGGTTCCCTGGCAGCCCTTACCTATATGAGAGAGCATGAAGTCTGGGGTTGGTCAAGACATGACACCGATGGCACCTTCGAGAGTGTCTGTACGATAGCCGAGGGAGATGAGGACGCGACCTATTTTGTGGTCAAGAGAACTATTGGAGGGGCAACCAAACGCTATATAGAGAGAATCAACACCAGAGTATTTACTGATGTGGCTGATGCCTTCTTTGTCGATTGTGGTCTGTCCTATGACGGTACCCATACTGCCGCTACAACAAGCATGACTTTATCAGGTGGAACAACCTGGGCGCATACTGAAACTCTAACCCTGACCGCAGGTGTATCAACTTTTGTCTCCGGGGATGTCGGTAATACCTTTGTCCTGACTATCGGAGATGACACCTTGGTTTGTACGGTAACTGCATATACTAGTGGTACTGTTGTCAGTGTCAGGGCAGGTAGAGATGTACCCACGGCATTCAGGAGTGTAGCCACTACTAGTTGGGCCAAAGGGGTTGATGAAATATCAGGACTAGATCATCTCGAAGGAGAGACCGTGGCGATTCTAGCTGATGGTAATGTCGAAGCACAACAAACCGTAGCATCAGGAGCGGTGACGATTTCCAATCCGGCTACCAAGATTCATATAGGGTTACCGATTCAGGCAGACCTTGAGACTCTCAATCTAGAACTCGGACAACCGACCTCGCAGGGTAGAACTAAAAGTATTTCAACGGTCACCTTGAGGGTGGAATCATCCAGAGGAGGTAAGGTCGGATTCGACTCTGACAACCTCACCGAATTCAAACAAAGAGCATATGAAGCATATGGTGACCCAACTGCTCTTAAAACAGGCGATATTAGGGTCACAGTACCTGCTACATGGGCGAGTTCCGGGTCTTTGTTCTATCGCCAGGATGACCCCCTTCCGATGACATTATTAGCAGTAATACCGGAGGTTTCAGTTGGCGGTTAAAGTTGAAATCAGAGATGTTAAGAAAGGTGATATTGCGGTATTGGTCAGAAATATACGCGAGGCTGACAAGGTCGAGGTTAATGCAGCCACCAGGATGGGACTGAGGAATGCGGTATCTAGTTCGGTGACGATGTCGAGTTATGCCAAAACAGGTCTAGTCGATGGTGCGTTGGTATGTATGTGGGGAGTATGTCCAATCTCGTTGATAAGCAAGAAGGGAGTGCCGTGGATGTTAGGAACCGATTTAATCAAGAAGAGACAGAAAATATTTTTAAAGCGATCCAAACCTTGGCTCGAGGATATTAAGAAAGACTACAAGTATTTGGAGAATTATGTTGATGCCAGAAATACACTCAGTATCAAGTGGCTCAAGTGGTTAGGTTTTAAGTTGGAAGAACCCATTCCTTATGGAGTGAATGGAGAACCCTTCCATAAATTTACGATGGAGACTTAATATGTGTAGCCCGATATTTGGAATACTGTTTGGTTTGGCTGGTGCCATGTCACAAGCACGAGGACAAGAACAGGCGGCAGAGTCTAGAGCTACCGAGTACCGTTATCAGGCAGAGGTTGATCAAAACAACAAAGAGGTGGAGGAATGGAAAGCCTCAGACGCAGTAGCTCGCGGCAAAGTTGAAGAGGATGTTCATAGAATCAAGGTCTCGCAATTAAAAGGCAGACAAAGAGCAGTTATAGCAGCACAAGGACGTGAAGTCGATAGTGGTAGTGCATTAGATATTCTTGGTGATACAGCGGAGCTGGGTGAACTTGACGCTCTTACAATTAGGTCGAATGCAGAAAGAGAAGAATACGAACACAACGTCAGAGCTTCAAATCTCGGTGCCAACAAAGAAATGAAACTGCTGGCAGCTAACAATGCTATCAAGGCAGGTAATATCGCTGCCAGAACATCTTTGTTGCAAGGTGTTGGTTCGGTGGCTAGTAAGTGGTATGACTATACAAATTAAGGAGTAACAATGGCAACGGTTCCACAATACGAAATAGGTCAGGTTAAGTCTCGTGCTGTCAGTGGTGGGCAACAGCAAATACAAACTCTTCCTGAAGCCTTTGGTTCTTCTATCGCCCAGGCTAATATACAAAGAGGTCAGGCAATCTCACAGCTCGGCGACCAGGCTTGGCAACTTGCATTTAAACAAAGGGATCAGCACGATCAGGCGGTATTAAGGGAACAGGATAACTTGTTGTCTTCCTTTATCAGGCAAAAAATGTCTGATCCGGACGGTTATTTACATTTAACAGGAAAGGCGGCAGTGGATCAGAAGGTCATTGTGGAGAAGGAGATTGAGCAATACCGTAAGTCTCTTTCAAAAGGAATCGAACAAAGAATACTAAACCAATGGAATTCTGTTTCTGACCAGAGAGTAAATACCGCTTTAAATAACATAACTAGTCATGCCTTCCAAGAGACCGTGGT